GTCCTGCGGGTTTTCGGCCCAGAGATCGAGACCCCCCTACCGGCCACCTTGTCCGGTTGCCGCATCTCCATGCACCCCATTTGCATATTCATGCGCGTTCCTTCGCCGTCTTGCGCCCGTGGTGAACACGGCAGAGCGACTGGAGGTTGCCCGAGTCGAGGCGAAGCGGATCGTCCACGCCCTTGAAGGGGACGATGTGGTCCACGTCCTGAGCCACCACCGTCAACCCGTCGGCCTTGCAGGACACGCAGAGCGGCTGGGTGAGTAGGTGCTGGTCCCTGACCTTCTGCCACAGTGTATCGTAGCCTCGTTGCCTTGCTGTCCCCCTGCGCTTGCGGTCAGAGCGAGCGAGGCGGGTGGCTGCCTCTTGGGCGTGCGTACCGCAGTAGGTGGCGCCCCTGACCAGGGCATGGCACCCTGCATGGGCGCATGGCTTGGCGGGTCGCACAGGCACTATGCCGCCTTCTCGTCCGTCTCGCGCACTATCACACCCAGCTCCTCCAGGACCGCCAGGTGCGCGGGGCTGATGTCCAGGCCCGGCTCCCTCTTGCCCTCGGGGGTGCGGGTCCAGCCCGCCTCCACGTCGGTGGCGCGGATGGGGTCCACGTTGACCTCGTGCTCTTCGGCCATAAGCGTGACGAACTCGTCCCACCCGGGGCCACCGGGCAGAAGCCGCTTGCCGTTGTCGCCCATGTCCTCGCCGTGGTCGTGGATGATCTGCGTCCGGACCTTGTCGGCGGGGGCGTAGACCGCCTGTAACGCACCAAGTGCCCGACCCGCGCGTGAGGCGGCGAGCGTGGGCAGTCGGTTGGGGTCGTTGCAGAGGATCCCCAGGGACTCGATAGCTTGCTGCATCTGGGCGTTCGTCAGCTTCATGCGGTACGTCTCCTGAGTTGGCGGTTGAGGGTGCGGGTGAGGCTCATGCGTTGGGTACGAGCACGTAGCGGAAGCCTGCCGGGCACGCAGCGCCGTCATTGCCCCCGAAGGTCTGGAGGCCGCCGTTCGTGGTGAGGGCGGCGCAGGAGAGCGTGCCGGTGATGATTGCGTTCCGTCCCAGGTACAGATCCCGGGGGCGGGTCGCTCCGCTAGCCCCGATGTCGTAGGTGTTGTCCGCGGCGGTCAGGAGATGGCCGACCGAAGTGATCACCCACCGCGACGTGCCGTTGGTTCCGAGCGCGAGCGTGGCCGCGTAGTTGTTGATGATGTTGACGCGATAGGCGAGGGTCGCGTGGGAGGACCCGTAAACGTCGATAAAAAACCCGACCTCGTTGACGGCGTTGCCAATTCGGAATCGCGTCCCCGCAGCCGTTCCCGCGCTGGCGTTGCGGAACGAAAACAGGGTCGTGAGCGCGTCTGCGGACTTGGCCGCGGAAACAACATCCCCGGCCGTGAGCGTCGTGAACGCCCCCGCAGCCGGGGTAGTGGCGCCCACGGTGCCGTTGAGCGCGCCGGAGAAGCCGGCCGAGCCCGTGACCAGCCCGCCGAACAGTACGGAGCCCGTGCCCGTGTGCAGCGCGTAGTTCGTCGCGCCACCCGCAACGTCGCCGATCTTGACCCCGTACTGCGTCACGCCGGTGAACGCGCCCGGGGTGAACGCGGGGGCGACGTTCAAGCCGTACAGACTGTCAGAGTTCGCCGCAGCGATCAGGGCTCCCGAGATGTACCCCTGCTGAGCGAGGCCCGTGGACGCGGTGGTATTGCCGTCCACGATCAGGCGTCCGGCCCCGGAGGTCAGCGCGCCATTCCCGATCTGGAGGTTCCGGTCGATGATCGAGGCGAACCCCGTGCTCTGTACGTACAGCCGCCCGCTGATCGTGGTGTCCTGCGTGATCGTGACTTCGAGGCTCGAGTCGGCGATCCCGATCACCACCGCCGAGTTGCTCTTGCTCACCAGGGCGAGTTGGTACGTAGTGCCCGCAATGCCGCGGATGGTCAGGCCGTTGGCCGCCACAAAGCCAACCGACGCGTCCGTGAGCGTCGGCGTGCCCGCGAACGTGAGCTTGCCGGTCAACGTGTAGTCGCCCGAGCCGAACGAGCCGGCGGTGACCAAGGACGCAGGGACGGCCCCGGACGCCAGCGTGCCCACACTGGTCAGGCTGGACGTGACCACGGTGGCGGCAAGCGTGGTGCCGGTCAGGGTACCCGCCGCAGCCGTCACGGTGATCGCCGCCGTGCCGTCGAAGTCCACGCCGTTGATGGCGCGGGCGGTCGCAAGGGCGGTCGCGGTGGCGGCGTTGCCGGTCGTGGAGCCCGAGGACCCGGTCACGTTGCCCGTAACGTCGCCCGTCAACGGGCCGGAGAAGCCGGTGGCCGTCAGGATACCCGTGGTCGCGGCGTAGGTCAGGCCCGCGTCCGTCTTCGCGGCCAGGGAGCCCGTGGCGGCGTCGAACAGGGCGACCGAGCAGGTGGCGGACGTGGAGTCCACCACCGTGACGGTGGCGGCCAGGGTAGCGGTCGCTGCGTTGCCCGAAGTGTCGAGGCTCTGTGTGCTGGACCACGTGGGAGCACCAGCCAGCGTATCAGCCAGCGTGAGCGTCGAACCCGCGAGGCTATACGTGCCCGCGTTGAACGTGCCGCCCGAGATGTCTGCGGCGGTGAGCGTGTCCCATGCCGGGGCGGCGGAGAGCGCACCGTCGCCCGTCTGCCGCAGGAATTTGCGCGTGGTGGTGGTCTGCCCGGCCAAGGCACTCAGGACGTTGGCGGCCGAGGCGTAGAGCACGTCCCCGAGGACGTAGCTCGTCAGGCCCGTCCCGCCCTTCGTGGTGGCGATGGTGGTGGCGCTCCACGTGCCCGTGCTGATGGTGCCGAGCGTTGTGATGTTGGTGGAGCCAACCCACGCTTCGAGTTCGGCCTGGGTGGCGATGTCGGCCCAGGCGGCCGCCGTGGCGCTCGTGGTAATCAGCGCCTGCCCGGCGCTCGGTGCGACCGCGGAGATCGCCACGTTCCGGATGGAGGTGGCGGACGGGGCGACGGTGGAGATCGTGACTTCGGTGACGTCGGTTTCGGAGACCGTGACGGTCGTGTTCGACATGGGCGTCTCCTACGGGGTCACGTTCGGGACGAGCCGCACGGAGCCCTGGCACATCTTCTCGCGGACGCCGTCGAAGGTGCAGAACAGGTCCCAGGTCACCGGTTTCACGAACGTCAGGGCGTCCACGATGGCCCGCGTGACGTTGAGTGTCGCGGTGGCCGCGTCACCGTCCACGGTCAGGTAGGCGGTCAAGGACAGCAGGGTCGCGGAGCTTTCCGCGCTCGGCTTGATCCTACCCTCGGCCAGCGTGAGTCCCGTCCGGACGGCGCCCGTGGACGACAGGGTGAAGGCAAAGGTTCGCACGAATGGCTGGCCCTGCTGGATCACGAGGTCGTAGTTGCCAGCCGGCATCGAACCCCTACGGGTAGCGGGGACAGGAACTTGAGCGAAAATACAAGCGCCTTGGCGTAGGGGTCAAGCGCGGGTCGGACCTACCCCACCCCCCCGATCCCTCAACCGCCGGTTCCACAGCGGGCACGGCTCATCGTCTGCCTCCGTTGGGCTCGGTCCACGGGTTTGGCTTCCACAGGTGATGTTCGTCTGGTTCGGCACATCGCCACTCTCCGGTCTTCAGGTTGGCCTCGATGGGCATGGCGATCATGCGCGGGCCGTAGCGGTTCTTGTCCAGTAGGCCCCACAGCCGGACGATGTGCGGGTGACGCTCGTCCACCGTCTTCGCCAGGTGGTCCAGGATCAGCACCTGCGAGGGGTTGGAGTACATCGCATTCCCGCCCCACAGGTCGTGTGCCCTGACCGGACGGCTCGACCGCAGCACTTCCGACGTGACCTGAGACAGCGCGAACGTGAGGGTCCGGTTGCGTTTGGCCCATATCCGAAGGCCCTCGGATACCTCGGTTGCGGCTTCCGCGATGCTAGATCCGCGTTCCACTTTCACGAGTTGGAGGTTGTCCAAGACCACCACCATGGGGCGCCCGACCAGCATGTCCCGGGCTTCGTCCAGATAGCCCACGATGCTGTTCAGGTCATAGGCTGGCATCTCGTAGTTGACGGCCAGCTTCCCAAGGTAGGGCACCGTCTCGATGAGCTTGCCCGCCTTGGCGTCATTGAAGTTGCGGTACGTGAAGTCGTAGTAGCCAAGCTCTGAGATGCTGGCGTAGATTCGGCGCTGGATCTGGTCAATGGGCTCCTCCATGGTCACGATCACCACGGCAAACTTCTGGAGCAGGCCGGACCGGGCCAGCGAGATCATGAGCTGGGTCTTGCCCACGTTCGACGCCCCGCCGATCACCACGTACCAGTAGTCGTCCAGCCCGCCGCCGGTGTCGTCGCAGGCATCGTCCCATGCGGCGAGGTTGGTCCGAAATAGCACGGCCCGCAGCGCCCGCTGGATGAGGCTGGCCGCGTAGTCCTTCACGCTTCCGGGGTGGAGAGCGTCGGCCCACACTTCCGACTCGTGCCCGAGATCAACCCCCGACATACAGGCCGCCCCCCTTGGCTGGCCTAGCCACTACCGCGGGCGGGTGGTACCCGTTGCCGTTCGGGGTAAGCGACTGCGACTTGAGCAGCCACGTTGCGAACGCACCGTTCCACGAAACGGCCCTGCGGTCGTGCGTCTCAGCGTGGGCACGGAAGGCTTCCACCTCGCGAGTGAGGTTGAGCCGCAGTTCGGAAGCTCGCTTGGCGTGTTCTGGCGTAGGAGCCCATTCCGATGGCAACGATGTCGCTTTCTTGGAACCCGAAGGGTTCTTCTTTATTGTCCCTGTCACTGTCACGCGACGGGTCACGCCTCCGTCACGCGTGACGTCACGGTCTGTCACGGCGTCACGGCGTGACGGGCTAAGTCGTGACTTGGATTCACGATAGCGCCTTGAGCGCTCTGTTGTGGTCGCGTCTGGATTTTGGTACTCGCCCCATTTCGTGACAGTCCAACCCTCTTGGCAGTCCAGCGCGCCGTGCCTTTCTGCGGCCTCCAGCATGGCCCTTACCGAGGCCTCGCCCACTCCCCACATCCTCGACGCTACGACCGGGCTGATGGCCTTGGACGTGCCCCTGGTGCCGTGAACCTTCACGTAGCACAGAAGCTCAACCCACGCGAGCCGGGCGAGCGGCTCCACGGTGGCGAGCCATTCGGATTGCGACCAACTCACATCCAGCCGTAACCATCGCCTTGAGACGCTCACGCCACGTCCCCCCTGTCTGCCGCAGCCAGGTACGCCCTCATGCATTCAGGGCACGGGCAAAGGCGGTGGGGCTCAGTACCCTCACGGATAGCGGCCTTGGCGTCCTCGTGGACGGGTGAGCCGTCTTCGGCAAGGTCTGTGATAACGTCGGAGATGTGGCGGAGATCGCCTGGGTGGGCTGTCCTGCGGTCGGTCATAGTACCCCCTCTATGGGTCATGAGAAAGGGAAGCAGGCGGGGAGGGGGTGATAGAGGCACCGCCCTAACCGTCCGATGAAGAGGAGGCCCGACCTGGCCAGATCGCGCCCGCCGCTCCCGGGTGTCATTCTACGACCGAGGACCGGGCCGGCGCAACCGTCAGCCACGTGCAAAAGTTGTAGGCCATGAAGGCGAGCGACACGGCGTGCGCGTGGTTCTCCGCCTTCTTGCTGAAGGGGATTGCCATTCTTCGAAGATGTGCATAATCTATATCCATGAACAAAGAAATGGGGGATCTGCGCACACCAGGACAGCTCATCAAGTCCCTGCTTGACGAGCGGGAATGGACGCAAGAAGTCCTGTCCGTCTTCCTCCCATGCCCGTAGCACGGCGTCCAGGGCGAGATTCCAGGCGGCAGCGGCAACCATTCCTCCCGGCGCGATGTTGGAGAGGTCCTTCCGCTTCGCCTCCACGACCCTCTTGAGTTTGGCCGTGGCTGCGATGGCGAACAGCCGCCGGATCGTGAACGTCTCAGCCATTGTCCCCTCCCGTGGGCTCGGTGAATCCCTCCAGTACAGCCTTCGCGCGGAGTAGCGCGGGCACGTCGTCCAGCCACAGCATCGTGCCGCAAATGACCCACGTCAGGCGTTCGCCGTTGCGAGTGAGGCCGCACCACCACACGTCGCTGTCCATCTGCTCTAGGTGGAAGTGGCCGGTCCCCACGATCCCGTCTACCGACCCGTCCGCGTTGCGGCGGATCTCCCAATCGTCCGGCTCCTGGGCCACGGGGGGCGAGGCGTAGAGGGGGACGACTTCGCACGGCTCGTGGCAACCGCGAAGGATGTCTGGCCAGCCCGTGAGGTTGACGCCTTCACTCAGCGGTAGGGCGTCTCGGGCACACTCGACTGCCATCGCCAGCGCCAGCGCGTCATCACCACGGAGGTAGATGCCCGCCCAATCGTCACCGACCCGCACGGGTCCGGTTTCGGCGCGCGCAACAGGCTTGCTATCGAAGGATATTCCTGCTGCGTCCAGGAGTCCTACCGCATGGTCGGCGCGAAACTCCGCGTTGCGCAACCGGTCAGCACGCTCCGTGAACACTTTATCACAATGGAAGCACCGCCACTGCGGCTCCGGCTCGCCCCCACCATCCGGGGGCTCACGGGTGAGGGCGGCGCGGAAACCCGCGACCCATGCGTCTCCGGCCAGCAGCATGGCGTTCTCGCGCATATCGGGAGTAAATGTGCCATCGTGGCGATACGCGAACGCATCCACATGCAGCATGGTCGCATCCTCCACAAACGGAGGTTGCGGCACTTCCTCCCCCCGCACGCCGCTTCGGTGGAACACGCTCCACGGCCTCTTCGGTATGCTCACGTCCCTGTCTCCTCGGTTGCTCTTGCGCGCTTGAACCATCCACGAAAGCGATACTGCGGGCTGCTCATGAGGTCGGTGTGATAGAGCAGGACCGGGCCGGTGCAGTAGGATTTGGTGCGCCCGTGCAGATCCTTCGCGTAGCCGCACGCTAGCCGGTTCACGCCAATGAAACGCACCCGGTCCCGGTCATCGCGAGTAACATGCTCAACGCGACGGGGCTTGCCGCCAAGGTCCACGATGTCGCCTACCACGATCTCGTCATAGGCGCGGTAGTCCTTGCGCGTCATGGAGCCCACCTCACTTCTCCTCTGTCTCGGGTGCGCGCACTAGCAGCAGAGCGGGGCGCTCATGATCGCGGCCCGCAACGTGTCTGCGGAACTCGTCTATCCTGGAGTCGTGACAGCCCTCCACCACCTCGTAGCGGCGCAGCCGTTCGAGGACCTCGCGGGCCGTGTCACACGCCAGATCCAGTCGGGCGTCATCCCCCATGGGTGCGTCAAGTGTGTGGTTGAGGCTTGCGATCCGCTCCATCGCCTCCACCGCCCGCTCGATGTCGTTCATAGCCTCGGCTCCCTCCCTTCGTTCAGGTCTTCGTGCGTGGGGGCGCGGTCGGCGGCTTCGATCACAGACAGCAGCAGCGCGTCGGCAGCTTCCGCGTCTGGCTCGGGTGGAAGCGTGGCGGAGCGTTCGGCGTCCTGAAACCTGACCCACAGGTCACTGGCGAGGCTCTCCGTGCGGCGGAACGGCCATTCTCCAGCCTTGATCTCCGTCAAGGTTACGGCCTCCGCTACCGGACGGCGCGTCGCCATTTCCCCCGTCCGCGCCAACTCGATTCCCATGTTGAGCAGGCGGATGCAGTGGGCGGCGTGTTTCACGTCGTAGCCCAATTCGTCCACCATCGCCCTGCGTTTCGCGCCCTGATATCCCTGGTACCGCTTGCGATCCATCTTGTGAAGTTGGGCGCGCGCGTAACCGGCAAGGGCGGCGAAACACCGCGCGCTCAAGAACAGTCGCCGGTTGTCCACAATTAGTCGCCCGGCTGGCGTGCAGAGGAGGACATCTTCCGGGTCTGCCCACAGCCAAGAGTGAACGTTCGGGTTCCCCTTGATGAGAAGCGCGAACATCTTGCGAACATCGTGGATGAGGTGGTCGTAATGCTCCCCTGCCGTGGTCCACGACTGGCGGGCGCTGCCGTGATAGCCACTCAGCCCGAGATACCAAGATGTAGGCTGGACGGACACCCCAAAGGTGTCCACGTCGTCCGTGTGGCGCGGATGCTCTGGCGGGAGCTTGGTGCCGTGCGAATCTGACCCACACACGCCAGCCAGGACGATCCTATTCGCCCACGCTGGCCGTTGCGCCAATAATGCTTTGAGTGCTCCGTTCCTGTCGCTCACGCGCCCCCCTCTCGGCTATACCGTGGGGTCATGGGGTGCGCTCCCTGGCTGTTGCGCCCCACGAAGTCGTCCCAATGCTCCGTGCGGAGTCGCACCCGAAAGGCGTGGCTGCGCTCGATGTACGACGGCCCCCGAGAGCGTCCGGCAACCCAGCGCGCCGATGATCGCACAGACGTGGGGGATCTCACACTGGCGGGGGGTCCCGCCCACTTCTCGGGCCACGGCGCGCAACCGAGCGCGGGCTTCGGCCCGAGTGAAGGCGCGCACGAATCGGTTTCCGGGTCCTATGCGATTAGGCATCGTCATTTGCTCCTCTGCGGTTGCCATGCCTCGGTTTAACGGTCACAGGACTGGACCGTTGAGGTTGCCACCTTCCCTGTGACTCCCGGAGCGGCGGCTTGCACCCGTAGGCCGTCCGCATCGCGACCCGCTCCTAACGATGCCGGGAGAACCCACCGCGTGCCGTGTGGATGCACGAACGCCCAAGCCTGTGACCGACCACGTTGCACCGCTGCGTTGCGTGGATTTGATTGGAGGGCTTGGGCGCTTTCATCCCGTCTGATTCGGGCACACGCCGGGGAGGGGGCGGGCTCACAGATGACGGTGTCAGAGTTCTGTTCATGACCATGAAAAGCGAAGGACCAGCGCGTCGCTCCGACACCCCCTGGACGGTGGGTGCCCCGGCCTTGGAAGCGCGGGGGAGACGTGCTGGCCCTTCTTAGCTCATGGTGATGCCGTCCAGGCACTTTCGGAGCTGAACGAAAGTTACAGTCGCCCGCCGTCGAAAGTAAAGGGGTACGCGGCTGGCCGGAGTAGAAGAGCCTCCGGTGGGGCTCTGACCCCCCATCCCTTGCGGGCCGCAGCCGCGTCCCCATGGCCGTCATACCGCGCTCACCCGTCCTTCGTGCCACCGGATGAAGTCCTGCTCAGAACGAGCGACGAACGCTTCGCCGCCGTGCTCCCGCTCGCCGTCGATGAACGCCCCCTGGTGCTCCGACACATGCCCGCCCGATGGTCGCTTGACCTCGATCCACACTCGCCTCCCGTGGCCCCTCACGTAGAGATCCGGCACACCTGCGGGTTGGCGTGTAGGTCTGCCCTGGCTCAGGTCGTACACGTCGTACCCAAGGGCTTCGGCTGTTCTGCGGATGGCAAGCTGGACCTCGGCCTCGGTGCGCGTGTCCTTGATCGCCCGCGCACGTGCCTCGGGCGTGGCGTCGGTGGTGGCGCCCATGTCCTCCACGTAGGCGGCGCACCCCTCGCAGTAGGTGCCGAGGCCGGGTAGCTCGTCGCCGCACGTCGGGCAGACGGTGGGGGTCCAGGTGACAAGCGTCACGCGGCTTCGCCCTCAGGCGTCGGGAACGCATCGGCCTGGGCTGGATCTGTGGACTCGGGCTTGTCGGTGGGCTCGGGTGCGTCGGCCCCCTCGTCGAACGAGCGCATGGGCATGACGAGGCCGGTGCGCGGGATTTCGCCACGGCGGCGGAACGTGAGCGCGGTGCACACACCCTCGCCATCACCCTCCGGCGGGACCATGAGCGTCAGCGACCCGGGGTGTTTCGACGTGCCACCGGCGAACGCGAGCATAGCCTTGATGACGGGGGCGCCGAGGCGGAGGGTCCGGTACCCGCCGTCCACCACGGGAAGCGCCTTGTCGGTGTCCGGGTATGCGATGCCAACCGTCTCGATCTCGGCGTCTGGGAGTTCGATGGGGTAGCCGTCCTTCTGCTCCCCGGCGGCCACGACCCACACTTCGCCGGTGCGCATGTCCACCTCCAGCGCGGTACCGCCCTTGACGTGTTCCAGGGCCGAACGGTGGAGCAGGAAGCGATTGCCCGCGCAGTCGGAGGGCAAGGCAAACTCCTCGCCGCCCGGGCCGACCATGGGGATGCGCACGAGCACGCGCCCGTTGGTGGCCTCCGCGATGCCGTCTCGCAAGAGCACGTTGTTCAGGATGGGCCGGTCCTCGTCCACGGACACGGCGGCCTTGAGCGCCTTGCAGTCGTCGGCCCCCAAGCGAGCGAGGGGCAGCGCGTCAATCTGGGTCATGTGTCGGTTCTCCTTGGGTGTGTGTAGTTCTTGTTCACGTTTCTACAACCGGGTCACTTCGACCAGCCGGCTCAAGGCCAAGCTGCCCAGGCTCGCCGTAGTCCCGCAGCCCCCAATAAGGCGGGCTCGTCACGCAGCAATGCATCGAGGCGTCCGGCATAGTGCGGAGAACCGCGAGCGCATCGCCCTGCCAGATGGTGACGTGCGAGTCGGAGCCTGCCGCCACGTCCGTCGCCCTGGGCGCGCTCCAGGAGGACGCCACGGTCTTCGGCCCCGAGCGCGAGACGCTGGCCGATGTCGGCTTGCTGGGCGGCATTCATGGGACCGTCACCGCTTCGGGCGCCAAGCTCTCCACCGGCACCGCCACGGGGATCCGCGCCTTGAACGCCCGGGCCGCTTCGACCGCTTCCGCCCGCGTCCGGTACTTCGGCTCGTCGGGGACGTAGATTGTCACGCCGCCGAGGCGCGGCACGTACCAGGTGACCACCGAGTAGGGCGTGAGCTTCTGCACCGCCATGGCTTCGGCGCGGGCGTCTTCCATGCCCCGAGGCGCCATGCACGGCGAGGAAATCCATTCGGCCCCGGTCGGTAGGATCATGGCCTCGTCGAGCCCCTGACGGAGACCTTCTTCGTAGACCTCCCGCTCGCGGTCCACACGCGCTGCGGCTGTGGCCAAGGCGGCGACTACCACACCGATCATGGCGCCGACGGAGACGAGACCGATCACGATCAGGGCGTTGATTGCGATGCTCATGCGACCGCTCCCCGGATCTCGCCCAGCAGTGCGGCGTTCGTCCGCTCCGTGATCGGCTCCTTGTGGGCGCCGAGCCAGGCCCGGGCCTCGGTTCGGATGTCCTCCACCTGACCGGCGGCCACCTCCAGCGTGGACGCCAGGCCGTTGAAACCGGCCCCCAGGTCGTTGAGGCCCCGCGCGTCCTTGCCCGCTTCACGCGCACGGGCCACGAAATCGCGGATGTCGGCGGCCAGGGCGTCCAGCTCGTCCTCGATGGCGGCGCCCAGGGTCGCCTTGCCTGCTGCGATCTTGCTCATCAGAACACGTCCCCGTCGAAGTCGTCGGACCTCGCGGGAATGGCCCGCAGCTCCGGCAGATACAGGTGGATCGGCTTGGGTCTGGCCTGGCGGACGTGGTCGAGCACTACGTCCTCGGAGCACGGGGACATCGCGTAGATCGCTCCCGCCCCGTAGAACTTCGTAAAGGCGTCCGTGGCGGCGATGGTCCCGCCCACCTCAAGCACATCGACAGAGGGCACGTCCACCCGGACGAAGCCCTGCCCGCCGATCTGCTGCTCAGTGACGAGCCCCGCGATGATCTGGTGGCCGAACAACTCGACCACGGCCCACGTCTCGAACTTCTCGTGTTCGGTGCTCATGCTGCGTCTCCGTTGCGTGGCCCGACGTAGCGCCAGCGAGCGAGTAGGTTTCCGTGACTTCCAATCGTCGTAGATACGTGCCCCCGGTCGATGCACTCCCACTCCCGGGTGCGGAACAGGGCGCCCATCGTGTTCGGCGAGGCACCCTCCGGTAGCGCCAGGTCGGGCATGTCCCGCATCAGTCGGCGGGCATCGTCGGCCGTCACGAAGGCGGGGTGTCGGAGGGCTCCCCACGTCGTCACCCGGTGCTCGTACAGGCCGGCCAGGGCCGCGCGCATCCGCTCGAGCCACGCCCGGCGCTCACGGGCCATGCGGTCCAGGACGGACTCGGCTTTCGCGCGTTCGGGCTCGGGGGTGGCGAACAGGGGCAGGTCGGCGGTGCGGGCCTGGAGGCTCATTCTGCCTCACCTTGGTGTTGGAGGCGGGCATGATAGTCCGCCGTTTCATCGCCGGACGCTTCTCGCACGAACGCGAACGACACGAACGGGCACAGACACTGGCCCGCCTCAAGCGCCTCCAATTCGTGGAAGATGTTGCTGGCGCACCATGAGGAGTCGTTGCGGCTGAACTCGACCGTGTGCTCGTCCCAGAACTCAGGGACCTCGATCACGTACTCCACCGTCGCGCGTACCACGACGGTGCGGGTCCGTAGGGCACATTCATCGGCGTGGAGTTCGCCCAGCCTCGCATCGCAGTAGAAACACCGATCCGGTGGTCCCGCTGGCCTTGGTCCATGGTCGGACCTCACGACGTGCGTCCCTGGCTGGATCATGACACCCCCTCGCTCCTGTCGTGGATCACGGGCACCACCTCGCGGACGTAGTAGGCATGCATGGCGCGGGCCGTGCCGATCAGGTCAAGCCCGTGCTCGTCGCGGGCGTAGTCGGGGCCGTGCTGGTGCAGTAAATCATGAGCCCATGGACAAACTCGAATTTCGTTGGCCGCGTCCTTGCCGCCTGACCCGACGTGCTTGAGGTGGTGCGCCTCCATCTTCGTCCGGACCGCGAACCAGCCGCACCGATGGCCGCCGTGGCCCAGGACCAGCGCGCACGGCTCGCCCGACTCGTCACGCACCCATCTGTGGTACGTCCCGTACACCTCGTCGGCCTCGGCCCGCTTCGCCTTCCGCTTCTGGTTGGCCTTCGGGATCGTGTTCCATGGCCGTTCGCCGGCCAGCGTCTCACGCATGACCCGCTCCCGGTAGCGACGTACCGCTCGGACACGGAGGTCTCGGGCCTTCTGGATGTCTCGGTTCATGGGGTTGGGTCTCCAAGTTTGGACATCGCGTTGTAGTGGCTTATCGCCTTCTCGTCCCACAGGAGCTCCGCCCGGAGCCGCCAGTATTCGGCCTGGGCCAGTTCGCTTTCTTCGACCGCCGCCGACGTGCCTTCGATGTGCTGGCGGTACCGATCATCCGCCCGGGCGAGCCGTTCCAGTTTCGCCTCGGACAGCCCCTCCTTCGCGTGGACCACCGCGAGTTCGCCAGCGACGTGGGCCAGGACCACCTTCCGCATGTGGTCCATGTGGTACGCCGTGCCCGCAGCCTTCGCCTTGCGTTCACCGAGCGCCGCGAGTTCCGCGAGCCGGTCGTAGGGATCGGCCCCCAGCGAGGCCACCAGCGTCTCCCGCGCGCTGTTCTGCGGGTGTTTACGGGCGGCGATCTCGCGAAACGTCGCCATCATGCACCCGCGTTCTGTGCGAGGTCCGCAAGCCACTTCTGGACGCCGTCCAGTTTGGCCGGGACCATGGTTGCGACCGCGGTTTCGGCGCGCTCGCGCTCGTGAGCGTCGATGGCCTCAACGGTGTGGGCGGCCTCGATTTCCTTGAGCAGATCCTTCCGCCAGCCGTCAAGCCATATGGCATGGTCGCAGCTCTTGTCCTTGCACTTGAGGTCCGGCCCCTTCGGGTTTTTCTTGCCCACGCGGTTGTCGTACATGCCGCCGCCGCACTTCGGGCACGGGATCATGTCGCCCGCATCGGTGGGGGCGGACTTCGCGGGGACGTCCTGGCGCGCGGACGCCTCGGCCTTCGGCGGGTGGCTCGCAGCGTTGCCGTCATCGTCTTCCTGCGTGATACCGGCGATAGCGGCCAGCGAGTACCGGCGCAGATAGGTGATGGCGCTCCCAAGGCTCTGGGCGTCGGACGGCTTCGGCCCCTCTTTCGTCTCCTTTGGCGCCAAGGGCGCGCTGGCCGTCTCGGCCATCCACTCGCCAGACTCGTGTAGGATGACGTTTTCCAGCGACGCGGTACCGTCCGCCCCCGTGGCCACGAATTGCACGACGGCGAGTCCGTGGGTCGCGAAGACTGGCTTCGTCACGCGGAGGATCTCGGTCAGGTCCGCGTACCGGGAACGATAGAACGGGTTGGCTGCGTTCTTGGTGGCGTTCTCCACCTCGGCCTGAGCCTTCACGAGCGCGGCGGCCAACTTGGCGATACTCTCAGAGTGACGCACGGTGCCCCCTACTGGATGCGGACGTGGAAGCCATAGTCCACCGCGAACCCGTCCGGCGGATCGCCACCAGCCCGGAGGGTGTCACGGGCCATCGCCACGTCGGGGGCGACCGTCACGCGACGGTACGCCTCCGGCAGTTCATCCAGCGAACGGGTCCACGTGATAGTCGGCTGACCATTCTTCTGGACCCTGACCCGAGCGCGCGGCGTCTCCACCTTGAGCGTGCCAGTGCGACGCATGGCGCCGAGCAGATACCGCTTGAGCGCGTCGGCGCGGCCCTCCAGGCTCTTGCGGATAGCCGCCAGCCTCGCCTCCTCGGTCTTGGCCGCCTCCGCGTGGGCGGCGTAGGTGCGGCTCGCCAGCGCGACCCGCTCCACCTTGGCCTCGAACGCGCCATCGAGCGCATCCAGCCGCGCCTCCAACTCTGGCGTCAACTCGCCGCCGTTCTCCGCGATCTCTCCAGCGATGACCTCCAGGTCTTCCGCGATGGCCCAGAGCGGTGCGTTCATTGCACTCATGGTCCTGCCCTCCTATGTTTGCGTTGTGGTCTTCGATCTGGCGCCGACGTTGCGGATGGCTCCCGCGTCGGCGCCTTTCGTTTCAGGCGGCTCTTCGGTCCTTGGCTCTCGTGAGCATTTCATCGAGGATCCTGTCACTGGCACTCTCGCGCCCTAGCCTTGCCACCTGCTGTGAGGCGTTGTTGCCCCACACGATCAGCACGGCACCGACCACGCCGCGCCAACCCCAGGCCGGGAAAGCGAGCCACGCGCCGCCCACCAATAGCGCCAGCGAGAGCAGGGCCAGCGCGAAACGCGACCGCGCGCTCATGCGGACTCCCCGTTTCCCATCGCTTCCACGTCGGCCATCATCCGCTCGGAAGCCTTCTCGCAAAGCCCGCCCTCGCTGGCGGACCCGGTCGGCCTCGGTAAGTGGACTCGGCCTTGCCCCAGCGCGTCACCGACGGCCCGGAGCGTCCCGGCGTTGCGGATGGCCTCGTGGGCGAGGCGTGAGGCGTGGCGTTCGATGCTCCGCCGACGGGCTCTCATGGTATCCATGGGGTCAGCCCTCCCCGTCCAAGGTCTGCCGTAGCGCCTTCGTAAACGCCGGACCCCTGACCCGCTCGTACTCGGCCAACGCCGGACCCCTGACCCGCTCGTACTCGGCCCACGCCGCACCCGTGACCCGCTCGTGCTCGGCCCACGCCGCACCCCTGACCCGCTCGTACTCGGCCCACGCCGGACCCCTGACCCGCTCGTACTCGGCCCACGCCGGACCCCTGACCCGCTCGTACTCGGCCAACGCCGGACCCCTGACCCGCTCGTACTCGGCCAACGCCGGACCCCTGAGCAGCGACGCACACCAGAACACGTCCAGCCCGGCGGCCCACGCCTTGGCCCATGCCCTCATCGTCGGACGCACGCCGTTAGGGAACGTCCGCTCGAACAACCTCACCTGATCCGAGCACGCGCCCGCCTTCCGCAGATGCCTCACTGTCAGCTTGTTCATGGTTGGTCTCCGATCTTCGGTGGCAACTTCCGGGCGGATCCTTGCTGGCCCCCGTTGGCTCCCCGGTACAAAGTCATGCATGCGACACATCTCGCTCATCATCGTCGGGCTGCCGCGAAGGGGAGACGGGCGACCGGCTGTTCGCGTGTGGTCGCCTCCTGGAGGCACTCCGGCGCCGCCTCCCCTTCGGGCATGTCTTCCACCGGCACCACCGGCACGGGCCAGACGTACTGGTCGGCATTCAGCAGGCGCCCGGATCCAGCGCAGGAACCGCAGGGCCGACCGCGCTTCGATCCGTTCCCGTCGCAGCCCCGGCAGTAGTGGGTGTCTGCCACGCCCACGACTGTCTGGCCGTCGAGGGTGCGGTACATGGTGCCGCCGGTCATCGGCCACCCCCGAGCGGATACACCGCGTCCAGTACCAGCCGCGCCACCTTCGCGTGGGCGGCCTCCTGTACCTCGTCAGGCGCGTGCGCCCGGCAGACCCGTCCGTAGTGGTGGACGGCGGCCATGATGTCGCGGTAGGGCAGGGCACCCGGCTGTTCGCGCCTGTCGGTCGTGTCGCTGTCCGTGGCTCCGGGCACCCTGCCCTCTACGCAGATCATACGCCACCTCCCTGCACTCGCTTGTGCTCCGCATATGCGAGTGCAACCAACCTACGTTCCTGCCTTGCCCCCCTCGCATCCCACGCAGCAGCCCTCGCAGCATCCGCAGCATCCCACGCAGCAGCCCACGCAGCAGCCCTCGCAGCAGCCCCCGCAGCAGCCCACGCAGCATCCCACGCAGCAGCCCCCGCAGCAGCCCACGCAGCAGCCCTCGCAGCAGCCCCCGCAGCAGCCCACGCAGCAGCCCACGCAGCATCCCACGCAGCAGCCCCCGCAGCAGCCCCTAACGACGCGTCCCCGGTATTCAGAAACTCCACCACCACAGCAGGTGCGTCCCAGAGGCCAATGACATCAAGGGCACACATCCGGGCAAAACGGTGAAGCACGTCGGTCGCGTCGATCCGCCAGATGATCTTGCGCTCCAGGCAGAGGAGTTTGTCGCCCCGTTCCTCCACCACCCCACGACACTCGACGCGGCACAGGATCGAGCCCGGCGCGTAACTCAGCGCGTCGGTCACTTTCCGGCTCGCATGGAGCCCGCTTTTGCACATCACGGCAGGGCCGGTGTGCAACAGCCACTCCCCGTCCACCGCCGGTCTGCTATCTCGTAGTTTCCCGCTGTCGGCCAAGAAATGCCACGCCTCCACGGATTTCATACGCCCTCTATCGGCCCGAGTAGTGCATCCACCGCGCTTCGCTCGAGCCCGGCCAGCCGCGCCAGCCCGTCGCGGATGCGCGCCATCGTCGGCGTCCTGGGGCGGGTCCGGCCAGCCAGACAGCGGGACACGTTGGTTTCGTCCTCGCCCAGTTCAATGGCCACGGAGCGGGCCGTCGGATAGCCACGGTCCATCAGGAGCGCGTCCAGCCGTGCGCGGCCCGTCATCGCGGCCATGACTTGCTGGTCGAGGGCTTTGGTCCACGTCCTCATGCGGGTCCGTCCTCCGGGTGTCGATTGTATGGCATACGCTACGGTGGGCCGGTGCGGGTGTCAAGTGTTTGTCGCCGATGAATTGGAAAGTGTTGGCTTCCCAACGAAAACGCCCGACGCACGACGTTGCCCCAGGACCGCGACGGGGGCGTTGTGGTGCCGGGGAGCCGTCCGTGGTGGACGGGACACGGTGGGCGCCAGCGTCGTGGGGCGTGGCGGGCGAATGCGAGGCCTCCGTGAACGAGATCGTGACGATGATGCGGTTAGGTGCCCGGCACGACCGCCTGTACGACAGCCGTCCCTACTCCGATCCCTCCGACGATCTGCCAGAGCCGGGCCGACCGCGTAAGTCCCTATCCCGCACCGAAATATAGTTGTTGACTCCCCCTCCCTGTAGTGCTATACTATAGGCACGGCGGACGATGGAGCCGCCATCGACGGAGCAGACGATGCAAGATCCCAGAATGTCCGGCGAGGCCCGCGATGAGGTCACCGACCTGCTGATTGATGCCGTCGAGCGCTGGCACAAGTTTGATATGGCGGGCGGACAGGTGGATTTCGATGCGACGAGGGAGGACGTGATGGCGGTAGCGACAACCCTCCAAGAGATGGCGGAGGCGATGGCCGAACCAGTGGCGGGGAGCGGACGATGAACGCCACGCACGCGCACAAGACAGACCTCCGCCGCGACGACCCGGACGGCGTGTACCTCACGGACGGCGGCGCATGCTACTGCGGTGAGCACCTTGGCGCTTCCGCACGCTTCACCGGATGCGACATCAGCGGCCAGCCCATCATGAAGGTGACGCCCGACATGATGAACGAGCCCCACGCGGACCTGTTGGCGTGCGGGACGTGTGGCAAAAAGCCCGCACGGCTGTGGCTGTGACCCCCCGCGAATACACCGCCCTCGTCACCCGCCTTGGTGGCCCGAGCGCAGCAGCCCGCGCGCTCGGTGTCCACCGGGTGACGGTGCATGGACGCATGCGGGGCGCGGACCGCTACCCGATCGACACGGAAGCGGAGCTGGCGATCCGGAGACTGGTGGAGGAGCGGATCAGCGCATCACGCCAATAGCCAGCGCGGCCACCGCGCCCCCGATGAGCAGGCGGCTATTCCGCTCGGCTTTCTGTGCCCTGCGTTCCGCCAGCCCGAGCCGGTCCATTGCCTCGACCAGCGTCGCGTTCGCCGCCTCGTGGGCATCGTGCTCAGCGTCCAGCGCGATCTCCGCCAGCGTTGCCCGTCGCTCCCAGAGGATTGCCCGGTCCCGGATGCTCGCCTTCTCGGCTTCGTTCGCCTCTGCGATAGCCGAGTCAGCCGCCATGTGCTCATCCCACGCCTCCGTGGACGCCCCCAGGCTGTCGAGGAGCGCCCGTACAGTCCCTCCGGTAGCCCGCTGCGCTTCCGTGGCCCTAGAGGCCCTACGCTGGGCTTCCTGCTCACGTTCTGCCGCAGCTGCGAGGACCCGGGGCATCGTGTCCCGCATCGCGTCCAGCTCCGCGACTACAGAATCCGCCCGATGCTCCGCTTCGACCCTTGCCGAATCCAGCCGGGCGAGCGCGCCGGACTGGTCGGGTGTCCGTGGCGTGAGCGCCCACGACAGGACGATCCACGCGACGGCGCCGGCCAGGAGGGTGAGGACGGTTTTCACGCGGACCCGCCACCCGTGTAGGACAGCCGCCCCGAGGCGTGCATCTCCGCGATATCGTCTCCCGTGATGTAGACGGACGTGGGCGCGTTCGGGTCCACCGGAAGGGCGCGGTACCACGTCGTCCCCTCGCTGGGCGTGTAGGTCACGGTCACCTCGCCGCCGCACGTCGGCTGATACTGCCACCACGGATAGACCGGATACGTCGGGGCACTCGGGTGCCATGGGTACCCAGGGTACAGGGGCAGGACGGGCAGGTAGATCGGAGCGACGGGGGCCACGTCCTCGCGCGGTGCCTGTTCCGCGAAGCAGTTGCACGTCCCCGGCTTCTCGTAGTCGCTCTGGCACTTCCGACAGTAGTTCATAACGGCTGTACACTTCGAAAAGAGGGCAGCAGACCCCGCACGTCGTCGGCCTGCCAGATGGGGTTGTCCAGGAAATCACCCTCGGGGTCTTTCTTCCGACCCCTCGCCCACGCTTCAGCCCGGTGCGTCGTGATCCGGTAGCCGTCGGTGAGCGGCCAGCCGTGGCGAGCGAAGAGCCGGGCGCAGAGCCACGCCGCCGTGGTGGACTGGAGGGTCGTCACGTCTACCAGGTCGTTGGTCAGGACACAGACCCCGTAGAAGGCATGGTTCGCCATGTTGTCGGGGTAGGGCAGCCGCGTGGGGTCGCTGGACCGACTCTTGCCCGCGTGCCATGCGGCAGTATCCAGCGGGGCGATGATCCCCCACGATCCGTCATCGAGGACCACGAGGTTGTAGCTGGCTTTCACGGGCAGCCCCTGGAGCCACGATAGCCCGCCCGCGTCCGACGAGGACCCGTCGTAGTGGAGGCAGCAGCCCACCCGGGGGACGCGCACCGTGTCGTACCAGTAGGTGCCCTGGGGATGGAGCGCCCGGTAGACGGGCTCGTAGGAGAGGGAGAGGGTGCTCACCGCTCGTCGTCGGTCCTGACGTTGTCGGTGCCCTTCAGGCGACCGACCAACCCGCCCGCGCCCTGGATCGCTTTGCCGATCTGCGGGAACAGGTACTGGAACGAGCGCGGGCCGATCACCCAGGCACCGAGAACCATGAAGATGGTCACGTCCAGCGAGCCGATGAGCAGATTGAGCACGTCGGAATCGGCGGGCGTGATCCAGTCGAACATGATGGCGTTGACCCACACCCAGTTCTGGGTGATGTGCAGAACAAGCAGCAGGCGCCCGATGGAGAACTTTCCCTGCTCATCGCTCATCGCCTCGCCGATCTGGCGGGCCAGGCTACGCTTCGCTCTCATGGCAGATCCGCCGCGCCGGCGATTACGAAACCGACATGTCGGCCGAGCCCGCTTCGCCGTTGGGCAGTCATCAGTCGGCCAGGGTGAAGTCGAGGTAGTACGACTTGCCCAGCGCGAAGTGTTCCCACGCATCCTGGTTCACGACGCCGAGCTGTAGGCTCCCGGAAGGGCTGGCGTCCCAGAACAGCTTGTCCTCGCCCTCGCCACCAGACACGGGCGTGAAGTTGAGGGTGCGCTTCTCCACCGACTCCGGCTTGCTGTAGTCGGGCTGACCATTCTCGGTCTGGTGCGGGTACTGGCTGTGAAGCTCCGTCGTGAAACTGTTCAGCCGGAACTTTGCTCGAACACTCATTCTGCTCCTCCCTGCAATCTGGCGCCGTTCAAGGCCGCGCCATTCGCCACCTACCACATGTCCGCCGCGCCCTTGAGCCACCGCCATAGATACCAGCATCCGAGCATGATTGCCACGACGGCGACGGCCAGCCCGATGATCTGGATCATGGCGCACCTCCCATTATGAGCCATCCAGCCACAGCGAGAATCGCCGTGACCACCACTCCGACAATCGCTTTCATTTGCACGTCAATCGCCTTCATGGCCCCGTCAAACTTTTCTTGAGAAACAGTCTCCGATGCGATGGTGTTGATCCGCTCCGTTTCGTGATTCAGCGTTTCCAAGTGGGCTTTGAGGCCGGAGCGAAACAACTCTTCCTCACGGCGCACGGCGGCCACGCGCTCGTCCAAGAGCTTCACCGTCGCGGCGAATTTGTCGTCCACGTACCGCTTGCCGATCAGGACGCGCTTGGGGTCGGTCATGCGCCTACGCCTCCTCCAGCCATTCCGGCAACTCACTCCGCAGTCCGTGGCGCCCGATGATTTCCATGACGACGTCGATCTTTCGCTCCAGCGTGCCCACGCGAGTTCGGAGCACCTCGTTCTCGTCGTTCACCGCGCGCCACCGCTCCCATATCTCGTCGCGGAACTGCCGCTGCATCTCCGCGTCGGATACCCGGCTACCGTCCGCGACCTGCTTTGCCTTCGCCTCGGCGTGCTCCTGCTTCATCGCGGCAGTAGCCCTGTAGCGGCGCAACTCGAACAGCCCGAACACCAGCGCGGGGAGCACGTAGGCCACGAACGCGACCTGGACAGGCTCAGTCACGGGGTACCTTCCTGCGGTCGCCCGCGATGAGTGAGTGAGCATGGTAGCACCACATTCCGCCGAGCACGGGCAGGAGGTGCATGGGGGTCACTGTCGAGGCCGGAGCGGTGGAGAGAAACCCCATGAGCATCATGCTCCAGAGCAGCACGATCCCGCTCGTGAAGCGCCGCCGCCAATCGAGGTCGCCCCGGTCGATAGCCCGAAGGTGCAGCGCTCCATGCAGCGCGAACACGCCGCCCCACACGCCCTCGGGCACGAGAGCCAGCGCATCGTAGACGCCCGTGATGGCACCGAAGGACGACCACGGTGCCAGCAGCCACATTCCGAGGATAAGGGCCTGGACAGCCAGCAGCGTCTCGACCGCCTCCAGCTTTCGCTCCCGGAACATCGCCCCGAGGAATAGGCCGATGCGCCGCAGCTCCGTCGCGAGGTAGCTCATGAGCGCGCCGCCTGATAGACCGCCCGCCCGAAGGCGGCGTAGGCGATCACCCGACACGCCTGATACGCGGCCCACGGCAGGAGGATCTCCGGCGTACCGGCCCGAGCGGCCATGAGGAAATAGAGCACGGTGCCGAGGCCGAAGTACACGTAGAGGGCGAGTGTCGCGCGTCCTTCGGCCAAGTACAGGACCGCCAAGCTACCGATCAGCGTGAGCGCCATATCAGGGCGTGGTCCCGACAGGTACGCGGAGAAGATTCCAAGCGCCGGGACACAGAACAAGATGATGGCCCGATCACGCATCGTGCGCGCCAGGCCCATGAGCACGAGGCCGAACTGGAGCGGGAGCCAGAGGTACGCGACGTCCCACGCGCCGCCGCTCCGGTACATCATGAGGTCACCAACCCACGATGCGGACAGCCCGGCGCCCAGCAGCCAATACGGCACCGGCGGGCGTACCCATAGCACGAAGGCTAGCGGTATTGCCCCAGCCACCGTCAACGCGACCGCGATCCATGTCATGTGCAGCTACTCGGGGCAGGCCGGCGGACAGGGCCACGAGAAGTTATAGCCCTCGTCTTCCACGCCCAGCGCCTGCAATTCGCCCGGCTTCTCGCCCGGCTTCTGGATCGTGAAGTGGATGTCCGGGTGACCGTCCTTGTCCAGGCCCGGATACGCTCGGATGATCGAGCCTGGCCCGGCTTCGAGCGCCGCGCCGAGGAACGGCTTCATCTGCTCCCAGCGCCAGCCGTAATGGTCGAGCACGATGCGGCTGTTGGCGAGGCGGGCGACGGATGCTGATCTGCTCATGGTGGTCCTCCTGAAGTGGGTTAGATCCCGTATCGGGTTGCCAGGTAGCCCTCGATTCTGGCGCAGTCCTCGTCCGTCAGGTATGAGTCCAGGAACGCCATCCACGCCGCCCGTCCCTCGAAGGAATCCGAAACGCTGGTGAGCGAGTAGATGTAGGCCATGCTCGTCACGCCGCTGAGCGCGCCCGTCTGCGTCGGGCTGTTCACCGAATGAGCGGCACCGTCTACGCGGATATTGAACGCGGGCGGCGAAGCCATCTTGGCGCGCACGGTGAAGATGTGCGCGCTTCCGACCAGGCTGCTGGGCTGCGGCGAGTTGGTCGTGAGAAGTTGCGCCGCCGCGGTCGCCCCATTTGCGTAGACCTGCATTTGCGTCGAACTCAAGAACTTGAGCCCGATGTAGTGCCCGCCACCGTACAGGATCGGCATGACCTCCTCGGTATACCCGGTGTCCCCGGGCTCCACGACGCCGATCATGGTGAAGCTCCAGCCGACGCCGGTGACCAGCGCGGCCAGGGTGGAGTCGGTGACGATCATCGACTCTGTTTGCGCCGAGGACGCGGCCATGCAGCCCTGTCCGCCGAAAGCAGCTTCCGCCGCCTGATACTCGAACTCGTTCCCGGACCCGGCGGTCAAGTCACCCACGATGCCGAGGTAATCCACCATCGACGTGGGCGTGTCGAGGTCCGAGTAGCCTTGCCGGTCGGGGTCGTAGATGGCGACATAGGCGCCGGACGCCACGGGCGGGTATAGGGACGCCCGAAGCGGGCGGGCGATCAGGGCGGGGATCATGTCGGGTTGACGTGCCCCGTGGACACGCTGGCGAAGTAGACAGACCCGACCAGCAGGGCATGGACCCAATCCGCCTTGGCGGAATCAGCGGAATACGTCGGGGTGTTGTCCCCGTAGTCCATGGACGAAATGGTCGGCGTGTAGGCCCCGCCGTACTCGATGATGAGCACCGCCGGGGAACCCGCGACGAAGTTCGTCGGCGTGATCGTCACGGAGGCCGTCAGCGTCACGCGCTGGATGTTGCCGTTGCTCGCGTCCCAGTTGAAGTTCGTGCCCTTGCTCCCGTTGTCGTACACGGCGTGCCCCGTGTACCCGTCCAGCGACGTGTCCCAAGCGGGCACGCCCGACTGGACCTGGAGCAGTGCACTCGCGGACCCGATGGTGCGCTTTGCCAGCGTGTCCGCGGCCGATGCGTAGAGCATATCGCCGGTCGCATAGGTGCTCTCCGACGTGCCGCCGCTCGCCTCGCCCAGCACGCCAGCCGTCTGTTCCTGATAGGTGATCGGGAAGGTGAACAGGCCCGACTCGTTCACGGTGGACGACGCGTCCGTGTAGAGCAGGACGCCGACCCATTGCGTACCCGGAGCCGAGAACGTGTGGACCGTCACGGTGGCGGACGCGCTATCCGTGCCGCCCTGGACTTCGGCCAGGCTCGGTTCGGTCGCCTTCACGAAGTAGGACAGACTCTGGGCCGATCCGCCGCTCCGACGCACCTTCATGTCGGCGCCGTCGAGGAACACGGACAGCCCGGCCGACGCCACCTGCTCCGACGTGCCCACCGTAATCGTGTCGCTCACCCATGCGCTGAACACGTTGATGGCGTTCATCGCCCGGACGCCGACGGTGTACTGCGTCCCGTTCGCCACATTGCCGATGTACGCCTGCACGGCGCTCGCGGATGGGGCGGCCACGACTTCGTAGGTGGAGTCCGCCGCCGCCGTCTCCTTCAAGCGGATCTGATAGCCCGCGAGGAACGGGTCGGTCGATGCCGTCCACTCCACGAGGATCTGCGGAACCGTGGTGAGGTCCTGGAGGGCCTCTGCCGTGGTGGCGTCGGCCGTTAGGGTCAGGCCCGTGGGCGCCGTCGTGGTCGTAGTGGCGGGCAGGTTCGTGGATGGTGCCGCGTCCTTGGCCGCGAGCGCGTCCAGCGTGTAGGCGTCGGCGTCGTACTCACGCAGGACCATCCGCACGTTACCGTCCGGAAGGATGCCCATGGCGAGGACCCAGAACTGCTTTTCGGTCCACGCCGGTGTGGGGTGCGTGACCTTCACCACGTCGCCCTGTTGGAACTGGAGTGCTTCACGGTTGGCCGTGAGGGCTACACCGAGATCCTCCCGGCCTTCCTTGAGCAGCGTCTGTCCAATCTGCTGAGCGCGGTAGAGGTCATTCGTGTAGGGCAGCTCGATGAACTGGTGGGAGCTGAAGCTGTTGTCCGCCGTCAGGTAGGCGTTCGCCGCGCCCGCCGCCGGCCACGACATATCGTTGGGCTGGTAGTTGAGGTCGGGGTCCACGAACGTGGCGGTGATCCGGTTCGGCGCCTCTTCGATGCCGCCCCGGAAGAACTCGAAATCACCGATGATGTTGTTTTCGGTGAGGGTGACGGTTTCCGCGGTGGCCGTCTGCCGGATCTGCAGGTGGTACTCGCTCCCGATGCGCACGATCTCGCCACGACAGGACGACAGCAGCCGTTGCAGGTTGGCGAGCGGAGAGTCGGCAGGGTTCACCAGACCGTTGCAGGTGAATCGCTTCTGCGTTGACGGGCCCGGGATACTCACGCTCACGTCGCAGTAGTTGGCGGCTGCCGTAATCGAGGCGTCGTTGATCTGCGCCTCGGGGATGCCCATGCCGTAGCGCACCGAGGTCATCCAGTCCCGAATACAAAGCGCCGGGTTGTCCGACCACACCGTGGTGGTGGTGCGCGGATCATAGACCTTCTGGCCCTTGACCAGCGCCGTCACGTTCGGGCGGCCCGTCGTCCACACTTCCTCGTTGTAGTAGAGCAGCAGGGCGAGCGAGGCCACGCCCACGCCCTCGTCCGTCGCGGTCCAGTTGGCGAAGCGACTCACCAGCTCCGTGTCGGCGGCCTGAGCGTCCGCGCCCAACTGGAGCCCGTACTGTATCCACAGGTCCGTCCCGTAGGTGGTGCCGGTCTTCCACGGGCTTTGCACGTTCGTGTTGTTTGTCGCGCCCGTGGTGGCCGTGGGTCCGTCGATGGCCAGTACGTCGTCGAAGTAGACCTTCGTGACGCTCTCGATGCCGGTCCCATCTTCCGAGCCCATGCAGAGCGCCCCGACCACGGCGATGGTCTTGACCTGTGCGCTGTCCTGCTGCACGTCGGCCAGGATCATGCCCACCTTGGCCGTCCCGTACACCACGGGCAGCACGGCCTCGTTGCTCATCACGTTGAGCGTCGAGCCCGCGATCTGGTTCTCCAGCGCGCCCGAGCGGGCCAGCTTGGACTTGGCGTAGGACGCAGAAATGACAATGCTCGCGCGGATTGCGGCCGCCAAAAACACGTTGACGCCGGGCAGCGGGACAAAGAGTGCCGCAATCGAAATGGCGTCAAGCAGCGTGCCCTTAGACATCCCACCTCCACGCCGTGCTGTCGGGTGGGATGTTGGAAGCCCTCAACACTTCGGCGCCCGCGCCGGGATCGGAGGTCAGGACACGTCCGCGCCCGTCCACCACGACGGCGAACCGGGGCAGCCCCAAGCCATCGTCGCCAGGCATCAGCAGGACATCGCCGGACTGCGCGTTGGGCAGCGGCACACGTACCGCGCCGAAGTCACTCAGTGCCGCACCGGGTTGCGGGAACGCCCTCGCTGCCGTCGTGGCTTTTGCCTTGCTCGTGTAGATGATGTGCGGCAATAAGTCGGCGTCGTACACACACTCCAGCGCTTCGCGTACCAGGCTGTAGCAATCCGTCTCGCCCCACACGAACGGACGGCCCACCTGCGAGTTGGCGTAGGCCACAAGCCGGAACTCCCAACCAGGCTGGCGCATCAGTAGAACCCGTCCGACTCTTGCTGCGCGTCGCCGCCGCCCCGGGTAGTGCCACTGCCGGACTGGACACCCGTCTTTGCGACCGCCTTCCCCCACAACACCTGCTTGCCCACGAGGGTGGGGACGCGAGAGAAGAACGTGTCGCCCACGGCGAGCCCGGCCCGCGCCAGCATGTCGTTATGGCTCTGGACGTTGCTCCGCATCCCCCGCGGCACCAGGTACCGGGCCAACTGCGACACCGCCGACGTGGACACGCGCACCGTGCCCGGCCCGCTGTCGCCCCTCTCTTCCGTGATCGTCCACCGGTCGTTGAGCAGGCCGGTGAATACCTCCACGGGATCTGCAATCACGGCGCCCGTGCTCACGTCGATCTGCCCGAAGTACAGCGTGCAATCCCGGCCCCGCATGTCGTTCGTGAGCAGGTCCGTGATGATCGTCTGCGAAACGCCCGCCAGGGACAGCCTCAGGCTCTGTGCCGCCGGGTCGGACGTCTCAGCCGGGGGCTCGAACTCGATGGCACCGCCCACCGCCGTGTACGTGTTCGCGTCCCACGTCACGGTCTGGGACGCGGTGGTGATCCGGGTGGTTCCGCCCGAGGACACCAGCACGATCAGCCACACGTCCGCGTACCCGCTCTCGGCGGCTACGGCGGTGACCATTCCGGCGGCGAGGGTACGGGTCATCCTAAGGAGCCTCGCGGAACGTCACCGAGTAGCCCATGACATACTCGTCCGGCCCCGCAGCGGGCAGAGGCGAATAGTCGAGCACGAACGCCCTGAGCTTGCAGCCGGTGCGCGTGATGGCCGCGTTGTCGGCGGGGCTGGATCCTACGAGGATCGGCGGATTGATAGAAAGCGTGGCCGTGCCCGTTCCGGACGAGTCGGTGTCTGCGGTGATGCGGAAAAGCTGGTTGAGTCCCGCGATCTTGATGACGTCGCCCGCCTTGACCACGTCGGTGATGCTGTTGCTCCACCCGTCCGTGTCAATCGTGGACCCGGCCTCGCTCGCGCCCACCACCAGTGGCGTTCCACCGCCCGCTCCGTTCGGCGCCTTGCCGGAGCCTGGCAGCAGGTAGTGGGCGAGGTCGAACGTCTCGCCGAGGTTGTACGACTTCTCCACGAACGTCCACAAGGCTTGGGCGTCCGCGCTCCCGGCCAGAAGCGGCGGCCATGTCTCTTGCCACACGCGGCCAGCCGACACCTCGGAGCGGAGTTGCACCTTGCCGGTGCGGCCCACCGACATCAGCCCACCGGGCACAACGGGTAGCGTGACCGTCTGCGGAATGACGGTGCGAGGGAAGTCGGCCACGGCCTATGCTCCCGCCAGGGCGCGACGGAACCCGGACGAGCCGCGGGCCGCGTCCGCCACCACCTGGGAAATGGCCCCCTTCTGCTCCTGCACGAACCGGGCAGCGTCCCGAGCGTCGATGGCGCTCACGCTGAAGTTGATCGTCTGGTGAACCACGGCAGGGGGCGCGGACGTGGCGCCCACGTTGAACGACATCGCCCCGGCCGACGCGGCACCGCTCGTGGTGGTTACGGGCGTCGAAGTACTGGACGCCGACGAGCCACCGACCGCCGAGCCGAGGACGTCGGTGAAGATTTTGCGGACCTGGATCCGGATCAACTCCGCGATCACGAAGTCAGCGAACGAGCGGAAATTCAGCTTTCCGGTCGTCACCGCCGACGCGATTGCGTCCGCGAACCCGTCGCGGAACATCATGGCGGCCGAGAGCATCCTGTCCTTCGCGTCCACCGCGTCGGCCACCATCCAGTCCATGCCTTCCGACCACTTCTTGACCATCGGCTTGGGATCGAACAGCGTGATTGTCCCGTTCTTGATCAACTCCTGCGCCTGCTTCCACTTCGCCAGGCTCTCGGGGGTGCCGAACCCGAACTGGCCCGTGTTGGGAGCGGTGACGCCCGCACCCACGGCCAGAAGCTTCCGCTGCGCTTCGGTGAGCGCGGTTACGGCGGCGGCCGCGCTGGTGACGGAACGGGCGTAGCCTTCAAACGCAGGGCCGCCGGAAAGTAGTTCGGCCTTGACCTCGGCTGCGGCGTCTGCCAGGAATTTCAGCGAGTCCCGTGCTGCGCCGGCCGCGGGCATGGCTTCCTCGCCGTGCAACAGCACTTGGAGATCGGCCCACGCCACCCTGAGTTTACCGACCCACACCGCGGCGTCGGCGGCCATGATCTGGATGCCACCGAAGAACGGCACCATCGCCTTCTCGCGCGCCCAGATCACGGCCTCGCCCATGGAGTTGATGGCCGAAATGAACACGCCCGATCCCGTCTCGGACACCTCGAAGAAGTTGCCGAGCTGGTTGTTCAGGAACGCGATCGCGCCGCCGAGCGTCTTGCGCGCGGCCTCGGCGGACCCCCCGAACTCCACCTGGAGCTCCTTCAGGATCATGGCCTGGGCCTCGGCGACCCTACCGCCCTCCACCATCACCTTGATCTGGTCGCGCTGGGCATCAGTGAAGTTGACGCCGACTTTCCGGAGCGCCGTGAGTCCCTTGATAGGATCCTGGAGCGCCTTGCCGACCTGGATGGACGCGGCCTTGAGGCCACCCTCGCCGCCGCCCATCGCCGTCGCCATGTCGAGCACGGTCTTCGTCGCCTGCTCGAAGGCGCCGCCCTTGATCGCGGTGAACGTCAGGAGCAGGCCCTGGGCGCTCTTGACCGCCTCGTCCCCGAAGGTGGTGGTACGCTCGAGCGCCGTTGCCATGCGGTCGAGGCTCTGCATGGTCTGACCGGCCGCGCCGCCCGTGGACTTGAGCACGGCGCCGAGCTGCGCGTTGGCGGCCTGGGCCTCCATGCTGTTCTTGATGACCAGCCCGAGCGCGGCAGTCCCGGCAAGCGCCACCATGGCCGAGCGGTACCGGATCGTGGACGCGCTGAGCCCCGTGAACTCGCGCTTGATGGCCCGGGACGCCTTCTCGACCGACGTCATGCCGGTCAGGGCGCCGGATACGTCGGCACCCACCCGGATTATGAGTGAGGCAAGGGTCTTGGAGGCCATTCTATCGCATCCCTACCGGGCGTTTTCCTTGGCCTTGGCGATTCGCTCTATCTTCGACTGCGCCGAAGCCGCATCATCCCACTTCGTCACCTCCGGGTCCTGATCGGAGGCCTCGATCACGTAGAACGCCGACCATTCCAGGAGGTCGGAACCCGTCAGGCACTCAGCGAGGGTTCGGACGTTGGGGAATCCGAGGTCTTTGGCGAGCCGGAGCAGGAAGCATCGCTCGGGCTCGCTTCGGAGTTTTTTACGGCGTCCTTCAACTCGTCCTCGCCCAGTCCCTGGATGCGCTGGCAGGCGTCCACCATCCTCCCGACCGGCCCCGACTTGGACCGCATGAGCAGCGCATCGGTGGCCCCGGCCCATTCCTCCGGCGGGAACATCACCGACCCGTCATCGTTGCGGAGCGACGCCACCACGAGCGCGAGCAGCACACGGAACGCAAACTCGGGTGCGTCCTCGTCGAGGCCCTGGATGCTCCCGCGCACGCGCTCCCGTTCGGCCACGGACATTTCGGCCATCCGCACGAAGTCGCCCGGCGCGATTTCCACCAACTCGCTCCCGAGGTCGAGCGCGGAGAACAGCGCGCCCTTGTCCATGCTCATGGGCTACGCCTCGGCGCGGGTCAGGGTGGTGCCGGCCGCCAGGATGCGCACCGGGGCCATCTGCATCTCGCCCACCCCGCCAGCCACGAGCGGGATGGACTCCACGATCCCCGTCCCGGTGTAGTTCGGGTTGGTGGCGCTCACGCCCTCAGAGTTGTCCGGGCGAACAATGAGCGTGCCCGTCACGCCGACGTCCGCGAAGATCGTCTGCTGGACCTTGCCCGACGCCTCGTCGGCGTAGAACTCGATGTCCGCGCTCCAGTCCTTGAGCCCACCGGCCCGCGAGCGCGCCGTGTCGCCCATCGCCGTGTCGTCCAGCAGCTCAGCCGAGTAGGTGAGCGTGGCCTGGCGGACGTGGTCGCTCAGGTCCACCCCATCCCAGGAGACGAACGCGTCATTCAGGATTCTTGTTGCCATGGTACTCTCCTAGAGGATGCCGACTGCCAGGATGAACTCGAAGGTCGGCGTATCCGTCCCGCCGATGGTCCAGCTCGCGCGCCAGTAGGTGTCGGTGACCGCGCCGGCGAGCGATGCCCACTCGGACGTTTCGGCCGTCGCCTGAGCGAACGTGATACGCGCCGTCTCGCCGCCGGCCGTCCCGTCGGCGTCTGATTCGAGCACGACGTCGAGCGTGGGATCCGTGCCCGTGACGGTCAGGACGTGCAGGGCGGCGTAGATGCTCTGTGTGGCGCTCACCGCGCCGAGCACCTGCTTGTCCTCCGCGCCCGTCGCGGTCTCGCTCCCGACGTGAATCAGCTTCCCGCGCACGACGCCCACACCGCCCGATCCCTCGCCAGAGACGGAGAAGCGCAGAAGCTCCCCGACCGGGGCGCCGAACTGGTACTGGCCCATGATGCAGCGGAACAGGTAGGCGTCGTTGGCCAGCGTCTCGCCCACGGGCGCGATGGTGCAGGGGGCGTCGGCGACGCCGATCTTCCCGTACAGCACCTCATCCACCAGCCCGTCGCCGCCCGACCAGAAGCCTTCACCGGAGAATGAGACGACCTTGAGCCCACCCGCCCGGTTTCGCGCCGCATTGCCGAACACGGTGGAGTCCTGCATCTCGGCCGAGTAGTTCAGCGCGAGCGCGTTGTGGTCCCCGGACAGGTCGAACTCGGCAAGGTAGAGCTTCGTATTTGTGAGTACCTGGGTGGCCATGGATTACCCCCGAAGGATTGCGTTGCGGAGATGCTCCGCGACTGCGTCCACTACGTCGTTCTTGGTTTCGTCCAGCGCGGGCCGGAGGAACGGCTGAGCGGGCTGGTATACCGTCCCCGTCTCCTGGAGCCGGCCGTACCATGCCTCTTTCGTCATGCCGACGTGGGTGTCGGCGGTGTTCTGCGTCCGCGTCCACTGGCGGTCTTTTTCGATGTGCTCCGACAGGAAGCCGGGCGCGTGCCCGTGCGACCCGTCTTGCGAGCGGGGAGCCAACTGGCTGGCCACGTCGCGCACGATCTCGGCCCCGGCGTCCACAGCCCCCCGCAGCACTTCGCCCTGGACGTCCTCGCCCAACCGCCGAAGAGCCGCCTCCAGATCTTCCATGCCTTCAAGGTCGACGCGCTGGCGCTTACGGGGGCGTGCCATTACTCGGTCCCCCACACCTTGAAGTCGAAGCGCACGGCGTAGACTTTCGTCGCGTCCTCGTACTCGGGGCTTTCGTCCACAAGGAAGCAGTCGTGGATGACCACGGACGCGACCGTACCCGAGAACCGTTGCAGCGCGGCGCGGACTTGATCGGCCAGGGCCTTCGCACCCGCCCGCGTCTTCGCGCACGCGCGGACCTGCTGGCGACTCTCCACCTTGTCCACGTCGGCGCCCATGGCCGAGATGCGGGGGGCGCTGATCTGTTGCACGGAGCAGGCGGGGAACGTGGCGTCCTGAGGAAGCGCCCCGTACCATGCCCGCGTGCCGATCAGCGCGGTTGTCCCCGCGTGCTCGGTGAGTCGGGTCCGGACGGCGTTCTCGAAGTCGGCCACGGTCAAGCCTCGTCGTCCGGATTGAGTCGGCTCACTAGTAGGACCCGCTCGCGGTTGCGACCCACGCCGGGCAGGACGGCGGTGACGTCCCAAAGCTCGCCGCCGTCGTTGATGCGCCAGAGGGGCGTGACGGCCACGTCGGCGTCGTACCGGATGCGGTAGGCCTGTGTGGCCTCCGCGGCGGCCACCGTCAGCCCCGTGGCCCGCTCGATGCCCCTGGCGTCCAGACGCTCGGCCCACACGGTCGCCTCCGTGGTCCACGTCCCCGCGTTGGGGTCGCCCGTAGTCCCGAGCGTGAAGCTCTGGAGGATCACTTGGCGGTCGAGTTGCCCGGCGCGCATGGTCAGAACCCGATCCGTTCGCCGGTCACCAGCGCGTCGACGCCGGGTAGCCTGGTGGCGATGGTACCCACCACCGTGCCCTCCCGGTGCTCGTACCGCTCACCGATGCGGAGCAGCATCCAGGACCGCACGTCCTCGGGCACCGTAGAGGCGTCACCGTACCCGGCAACGAACTCGATGCGGACGGCGTTCGGCTCCACTCGGATGCTCGGCCAGGACTCGCCGTAGTTCAGGTAGATCCGACCCAACACGCCGGAAAGGTCCACCGTGTAACTGGCAGAAGAGAACGTCTGAAGGTCGCCGTCCGGGTCGATGTACTTGACGCTGGACACGCTGACGAGCGGGGCGAGCGGGATCTCGATCTCGTTGCTGTCGGGGAAATAGTCCATCTTCCCCGTCCACGTCTGCTGAACGAGCGGACGGCCCATCACGCGCTCCGCTTCACGGCGCGCGCTGGCGATCCAGTCGAGGATCAGCGCATCCTCGTCGGTCGCGTCATCGCTCACCCGGAGGTGGCGCTTCGCGTCCGGGAGGGCGATGGGTTCCTCGGTGGGGCCGGTGGTCAGGATCAGGCGCATGGCGTCAGCGCACCCACAGAACGACCGTGCCCTTGTTGGCGTTCCCGGCGTTCGTGATCGCGAACGTCAACACGCTACCGGCCGCGCACGCGAGGCTCGTGCCAGCAACGTGTTCGGTGTTCGCGGTGTCGCGGTTCGCGCCCGCGCCCAGGAGCACGTCGTGGCCGTCGGCGTCCGTGATCGCCACGTCGTAGTTGTCGTCCGGCGCGTCGCCACCGGTGCCCGGGATCGTGGTGAACCCGAGGCATGCGCCATCGTAGGAAAACGACGTGTCACCGCTGACGGCGCCCGTCGCGTCGTCGGCGGTCCAGGCCGCGACGATCTTCCGCGCGCTGGTGTGGGTCGTCTCCGTGAACACCATCGCCGAACCGGCCATGGATCACCTCTCCGGCAGAAGGTCCGGGGGCGGGCGGTGTACCCGCCCCCGTTCGTGCGTTACAGCGCGGCCGGCAGCGTCGCCGGAGTCGGCAGGTCGTAGAACGAGCGGGCGGTGACGTTACCCGCGCCCCCGCCCACGGTCAGGTTGCCCGTGTTCGCCACCCACTCCGTGGCCTCCAACCCCTGCACGGTGATGTAGCCGATCTGGATGTTGTCGGCGTCCACGGCAGGCAGGGCCGCGATGGCCGCAGCCTCGTTGGCGTAGGTCATGTCCACCGCGCCGGGCTTCGTGCTGACCGTGCCCGCCGCGTTGATCTGGACGAGCCAGATGCCCCACAGCGTACCGGCGCCCGCACCCGTGTTGATCGTGTCGGCCGCACTGAAGCTAAGCGTGTCCGTGGCCGCCTTGGTGTAGTGCGTCCCCGCGATGCGGTAGATCGCCGTGGTCGTGGTCTTGAAGTCCGTGGCGTCGCCGGCGCTCACCGTGATCGTCGCGATGGCGAGCATCCCATCCGCCACGTAGGTACGGATGTCGTTGAGCCAGGTGTTCGTGTCGGAGCCGAGGTGGGACAGGTCCACGGAGTCGGCGGCCAGGGTGACGGCCCCGGCGTTGTCCATCGTCACGTCACCGCTCAGGGCCACCGACGTGATGGTGGTCGCGTTGCCGACGAGCACCTTGGTGTCGCCCTTGGCGTCCAGGGCCGCAGCGGCACCCGCAGCGTTGCCGACGAGGATGGATCCCTCGGCCAGCGCGATGTCGGCGGCGGCGAGGGCCTCATCGCTGAAGTCGGCGATGGCGCCAGACGCGAGCTCCAGTTCGCTTCCGGAGGGGAAGGTGAACTTCCGGTTCGTGCCGTCGATGGTGAAGATGACCGCGCCGGCCTTGTCGGAGAAGACGAGGTTGCCGTCCACCCACTCGCTCTTGACGTTCGTGTAGCTCATGGTCCTGCTCCATACGCCCGAAGGCGTTTCGGTGGGCGGTGGTTCCGCCTCGGTGGTGAAGGGTGGCGGGCGGGACCCGGAGGCCCCGCCCGCTCACGGTCAGGACACGTAGTCCGCGGTCAGACCGGCGTACTCCCTCTCGGCCTCGTAGCGGATGAACGTGACGGCGGCCTCGTCGTCGTTGTTGTTGCAGTCCAGCCACACGCCGACGTGCGTGGCGGTGGCGAGGACTTCGCGGATCTGGTCGATGTCGCACTCCAGCACGAGGCTGTCGTTGAGCGCGTCGGGCGCCGAGCCCACCGCGTGCGTCACCACCGCGACGCCACCGGCGCCGGCCGCGGAGGTCGCGGCGTAGATGGAGAAGGCGGTCGGGCCGGTGCCCGTGAGGATGCTCGTGGTGACCGACGCGAAGAAGCGCCGGAACCCCGCGACGGGGAGGCACTCCGTGGCCCCGGTCTTCGGCCGCGCCAGGTCCACCAGCTGCGCCGTCGCGGCGTCGGCCGGGTTGTGGATGACGGTGCGGGCGTCGAAGCGGGCGGAAAAGTGTTCCGCGGTGTACGTGGCGGTCATATTCGGTTCTCCTTGTGGTCAGCGCCGGGTTACGTGCGCGCGGCGAGTGTGACGATGGGCGACAGCGTGTTGGAGCCCTTGTTCGGGGTGAGGGCGGACCTCCACCACGGGGCGCCGCAGTTGCGCGTCCAGAGCTTGAACGTCCGCTCGTGGTTGACGAACCGGACGTGGATGGACTCGGCGCTCTGGATGGGCTGGTAGACCCCCTCCAGGTACTGCGACCAGTTGACGATGGCGATGTCGCCCGCGTCCCCGACCGTGGGCATGTACTCGGAGTACAGCACCGGACGGCCCCACAGCATGTCGGGGAAGCCGGACGCCTGGCTCGGCTGGTACATCGCCACGCCGCCCGTCCCGATGGGCAGGGAGATCTTCACGAGCTGCGTGCGAGCGTCGTGGTTGGCGAGCCAGATCGCGGAGCCCAGACCCCAGCACCGCGCGGCCATCTTGTTCACGTTGTCGAACACGATGGTGTCGGCCGCCTGGTTCGTCTCCTTGGCGATCTCCACCGCGCACGCGGCGTTCAGGACGCCGATGTACTCGGTGCCGCCGAGGCCGCGGATCTTCTCGTTCAGGATGTGGGCGCCCATCTGCGTGCGGAACCCGGTGTCGATCAGCGCGGCGAACGAGATCGGCGAGTCGGCCAGCAGCTCCTCGGTCGCGTAGGCGAGGCCGAACAGGCTGGACGCCTTCAGGCTCACCATTTCGAGCGCCATGCGACTGGACGACGCCGCGGTCGTCTCGGCCCGGCGGGCGACGGTGAACCCACCCGCCACGCTGGACGTGTGGTCCTTGTCGGTCCTCGCCACCATGTCGATTGCGGGGGAGGCCATCGGGACGTTCTGGGTGAGCCCGGCGGTCGGGTCGCCCTCGAAGCCCACCTGGAGCAGGCCCGGAGCCCGCGTCCGGGGCACCGCGAACCCGCCGTAGGTGTCGCTGTACTCGCCCTGTTCGTCGGAGCCGACAGTGGCCTTCATGCGGAAGTCGGGCAGCATGAACGCCAGCTCGCCGGCCGCGGCCTTGTCGTCCTTGTCCATCACGGCCAGCGACGCCAGCCGCTCGTCGGTCACGTCGGCGCGGTCACGCAGCCCCGAGTTGTCGATGGCGGCCAGGAAGAAGTCCCGGGGCGTTGCGAACCCGCGCTTCGGGTCGTTCTCGGCCCGGAGTTGGACCTGGATGCCGGAGCCGGGGACCTCACGGGCGCCGGGCTCGGCGGGGAGTGCGCTCCCGTACTTGCGGTCCCGGTCGTCCTTGCGGTCCTGGAGGGCGATCTGCGCGTCCAGCGCGGCGAGGCGGGTGTCGAAGGCATCCTGGGCCGCCAGTTCCTCGGCGGTCAGGGCGCGATTCTCGGCGGTCGCGGTCGCCTGGACCTTGTCCAGCGCAGCGTTGGCCTCCGTGGCGAGCGCCTTGCGCTGCGCCTTCAGCTCGTAGATTCGAGCGGCCATGGTGCGGTATCTCCCAGTGTGGTGGTGCTGGGAAGGCCCGCACAAAAAAGCGCGGGAGCGGTCCAGCACCGAAGTGAATCGGTTCTGGACTCGCTCACGCGCGCTCATCGGAGGCTGCGTATTTTGCGAGTGCCGGCTTCGCTCACCCACTCTCAAAGGAGGCGGGATCTCGCGTGCCGTGTATGTCGTGGCCCAATCTTACAACGGTACCGCCTGTAGGGTCAAGCGCCCCTCATGCGTGCCCGCTTCCGGGCGTCCATCGCGGCGTCACGCTCGCGGCGCGACGCCGTCTCTTCCGCCATCCGGGCCACCGTCTCGGAGAGCGTCCCGACCCGGTCGGCCAACTTGGCGGCCACGGCGTCCTTCGCGGTCAGAACCCGGCCCTCGCCGTATCCCTTCCGCACGGCGGCCGGGGTGTCGCCCCGGAACCGGGCCACGTCCTTCACGAACCAGTCGTAGGCGGCGGTGACGCGGCCCTGGAGGTAGGACTCGGCCTCTTCGTCCAGCGGCTTCCACGGGGCGCCTTCCGTCTTGTACTTGCCGGCGCTGATCTCCGTGATCTTGACGCCGTCCGCCTCCATGGCCGCCGTCCAATCCTCGTGGAGCAGGTAGACCCCGATGCTTCCGGGCTCGCCCGACGGGGTAACCACCACCTTGTTCGCCGCAGACCCGGCCCAATAGGCCGCCGACGCCATGAGCCCGTTCGCCACCGACACCGTGGGCTTGATCTTGCCCGCCTCGTAGATCTTGTCAGCCAGCTCGGGGACGCCGGTGACCGTACCGCCCGGGGAGTCGATGTCGAACACGATCCCGTCCACGCGGGCGCTCTTGACCGCGGCGTCCACCATGGCGCCGATCCGATCCGCACCGGTGCCCAGGCTCTGTGCCCTGTTCGAGATCAGGCCGACGATTGGGATGACGGCAATCCGACCGTCGGCCGCCTCGTGCTGGGGTCGCGGCATGGGGACTCCCATCTCCGCGTGCAGCCCCATGCCCGTGAACGACGCGCCGTCGCCGCGCTGGCGGAGCACGGACAGGAAGGCCCGGAGCGTGCGTGGCTCGATGGCCAGGGGCTCAGACGACAGCGCACGGAGCAGGTGGGGTACGGTGGTGAGGCTCATGCTGCTATCCTCGCTGGGGTGAGCCGCAGTAGCGCGGCGATGCTTTCGGATTCGGCGGACTCCGTCTCGGCCGGGAGCACGGCGAACCGCTCACGTTGGCCCGCACAGTACCGCTCCGCAATGGCGAGCGGGACGCCAAGGTCTTCGCTGACGTGGACCGCGTGGTCGGCGTAGAACGTCTCCAGCCACGCCCGCCAGCCGTCGGGCTTGTCGGCGTACTTGGCCGCAGCCCCGAGCTTGCCCTTCGTGCCCACGATGGCGGCCAACTCCTTGCGGGCGAGCCGTTGGGCCGTCCGCTCGGTGATCGCGGTGAATTGGCTCCGCGCGGCCGCCTCGTTGTCGTCCTCGCGCGGGGCCGGGGCCGGGGCCGGGCGGGCGGGCGCTGCGGCTTCCTCCCGCTCTGCCCCGGCCTCCACCATGTTCAGCGGCTCCAGGAACGTGTCCAACTCCTCCGGCCCGGGGTTCATGTTCTCCGTGGCCCGCGCCTCGTTGCGGTTCAGGAACCCCGACGCGATGCCGATCCGGTAGGCGTCGTAGCGCGTCTTGATGTCGCCCTTGAGCAGGCCTTCCAGCACGAACTCGGCAAAGTAGTCGGGCGACCCCACGATCACGGAACCGTTCAGCTCGGCCGCGATGTTCTCGGTCCAGGGTCGGACGGAGTGCGTGACGAACGAAAGGAAGAATTGCTCGGCGCTCGCGTAGGTGGCCGTCTTGTCCGCGTACCCGCAGAGCACGCCCGGCACGCCCAGGAAACGGAGGATTTCCTCCACCTGGAACGTGCGGGCCTCAAGCCACTGGCTGTCGCGGTTGTTCGCGCTGACCGGCTTGAACTCCAGCCCACCCGTGAGGATTGGCGTTGCCCCGGTCGCGTTGGCTCCGTACTGCCGCTGCCACGCGTCCTCGTTGGCCTTCCGGACGGGCTCGGTCATCGACGCGGCCGTCGTGAGGAAGCCAGAGAACCGGGCGCCCTTTTTCAGGAATAGCGCACCGTGCCGCTCGGCCGAGAGCGCAAGGCCCATGGCGTTGCGGGCCAGCTTCGTGAGCGGGATCCCGCTCTTGCCGTCGATGGAGAAGCCGCGGATGTGGAACACCTCGTCCTGCAAAAGCCGGCGTTCCTCGCCGTACCCGTTCACGCCCTTGTCGCGCGTCACGTAGACCAGCCGCCCGTCCCGCATCTGGTCCACGACGCGCGTCGTGTCGGGGTTCAGCGGAACGAGTCCCCCGATCCCACCGACGCCCGGCATGACCTCCGAATAGTGGTCGCCCCAGAGCACGGCCTGGGTCATGAGCAGGTGCCGCCAGCGGAACGACGTCTGGAAAGCGTTCGGCTTGTCGTGCAGCAGGTCGTAGGCGGGGTGCTCCCGGTCGCGCTCCTTCCCGTCGTCGGTGCGCCGGTAGACCACCAGAGGGATGGACGCGACCGAGTGGGCCAGCACGTTGACCGCCCGGTAGACCGCGGCGATGGACAGGGCGGACTCGGGTACCACCACGGTTCCGGAGTCCGAGTAGGTCCCGCCGATGTCGCGGTACCACCGGGGATCGTAGGCGGACCACGAGACGTCGGCCTTGAGCGAGGGGCGGGCGAGCCAGGCGAGCATTACACCTCCTCACGGGGGCGCAGCGAGCGCAGGACCCCGAGCACGTAGAAGCCGCCGATGGGCAAGCCGGCAGAGATCGCACCCCATTCCCAGCCCCCGAGCCCCCACACGCCGGCGACGATCAGACCGAGGCCAGCGAGGCCAACGGTGTTCCGGGCCAGCTCGCGCCACGGCCAGGCGGCCACCCGGGCGGCCAACATGCGGAACAGCTCAGTCCTCATACTTGGCCTCCATGGTTACGGTGCTGTGAATTGTCCGGACGCACACCCGGTCGGGGCGATCAGGGTCCACGTGAAGGCCACCAGCGTGGGCGCCCTCGCCGTCCTTGCAGACTACGTCTACCGCACCCGCGTCGAGGTCGTATGCGGTTACCCCATCCACCTCGACCCCATCCACGAGCACTCTCACCCGCGCCGTACACACGTCCGTATCGATCTCCGGCAGAACGCCGAGCCGCCACACGCGTGGGAGTCGTCTCACGTCCATGGGGCGCCCTCATCGTAGGGGTATCCGTCGTCGGTCGGTGCGGTCGCGTGGTCGCTCATGAGAAGCACTTGAGGGACCGCACGCTCTTCCTCGCTCCGGGCACGGCTCATGGCGATGATGAGCGCCACGGCCGGGTCGATCTTCGCCTCCGGCCGCTCTTTGCGCGGAAACACGTTGTCGTTCCGGTCCACCTGGGCGGTGACGTTGCCGATGGCCCACCCCAGCACGGGGTTCCCGTCGTGGTGCATCCGGCCGTCCACGATCAGCGCCTGAATCCACTTCATCGGGTCGGACAGGTTCTTGGCGGTCTGCGGCACCTCGACACATTCGATCCCGGCGTCCGTCAGGTGCGTGGCGAGCTGCGTGCCGTGCCACGGGTCGAAGCCGAGGCTCACGATGCGGAACGTCTCGGCGTCCTCGATGAGGCTCCGCTCCACGTAGTCGTAGTCGGTCACGTTACCGGGCGTGGCGATCAGGTGGCCTTCGGCGGCCCACCCGGCGTAGTGCCGGTTCTCGGGAAGCGACAGCCGCTCCTCGGGGCAGTAGCAGTTGGCGAACACGTAGTAATGCGTGACGCCACTCAGGTCGCGCTCGAACACGGAGAGGGCGGCCGACAGGTCGAGCTTGCTCGCCAGGTCGAGGCCCATCCAGCACGGTTCGCCCGCGAAGTCCTCGCGCTTCAGCGACTCGTCACCCGCCCGGTTCCACAGTTCGGCGTTGAAGTAGGGGGCCGCCGCCGTGACCCAGACGTTCAAGTGCTTCGTCTTGAATGTGCTCTGCTTCCGAGGTTCGGTGACCGCATCGCGCTGTTGGGCCAGGAGGTAATCCCCGAACACTGAGACGCCGAAGTTCGGGTTCGCCTTCCGCACCACGGCGGGGTCGTCCCACGCGTCGCCGTCGTCCACCGTGTAGATGACACCGAAAAGCTGGTCGTTCGTGACCTTGCCCTCAAGCACGTCCACCACCTCGGCACGGAGCGCGTAGCACGGGCCGGCGGTATCGGAGCCGGCCGTGGTGATGACCCACGCCATCGGCTGCTCCCGCGCGCCCATGCCCGTCACCATGGTGTCGTATTGCTCGTCGGTCGCGTGCTCGTGGTACTCGTCGGTGATGGAGAATGAGGGCGAGGCGCCGTCCCCTGGCTTGCCGATGATTGGCTCAAACTTCGAGGCGGTTTCGAGGATATTGAGGTTCTTGGCGTTCACGTCTACGCCATAGGCCTCGACGAAGTCAGGCGTGCCCTTCGCCATGAGGCGGGCGGGACCGAACACCTCCCACGCCTGCTTCTCGGACCCGGCGCCCGAGTAGACCTCACTCCCATGTTCCCCGTCCGCCGCGAACATGTAATTCCCTAGGGCCGCCGTGACGGTACTTTTGGCGTTCTTCCTGGGCACCTCAACGTAGACCCGGCGGTAGCGCCGCAACCCGTCCGACTTCTGCACCCATCCGAACGGGACGCAGATCATGAAGCACTGCCAGTCCTCAAGCCGGATGCGCTCATGACGCGCGGCCCATCGGCCCTTGACGTGGGGCATAAGCTCCACGAATGAGCACACCTTCTCTGCCGCCTCCACGTCGTAGCGGTACGGGAACGCCTTGGTCTTCTGGGCCTTCAGGTTCTCCAGGTGCCGGACACACGCCAGTCGCACCAGGCGGCATGCCACAACCCGCCCGGCCTTCACGTCCCTGGCGTACTTCGCGGCGCGGGCGGAGTAGGTCATCCGGACTTCAGCCGCGTGAAGGCGTTGCCCTTCTGGTCCTTGGGCACCACTCCGGCCTTGGAACGGGACGCCGGGGTCAGGCCGAACTCGGCGTACACGAGCCGGAGTTGCGTCAGGTCGGCGGCCAAGGGGGCCAATCCGCTGCGCCAACGGCGTACCGCGGAGTCGTGCATGTTGCAGAGATGACCCAGAAGCGTCAGGTCCCCGGCCGTGAGCACCCGCGCCGGATCCAGGATGCCCACAATGCGGCTCCACTCCGCGACGGCTTCGGGGCCAGCGAGCCAGTCCGGAGGATCCGTGCTGGCGGGCGCCGGGAACTCGGGCTCCGGGTAGTTGCGGCACGGGCGGTCGGTGCCCTGCAAAACCTTGAGCGCCTGGGGCTTACGCTTCATGGTGCGCGCCCGCTCGATGCATGGTTATGCATGGCCCGCAACCGGACAGAATGTCCGGAGAAGCCAAAATGTCCGATTGGACACGCAAAAAGAAACCCCTCGGATCGGTCCTGCGGGTTTTCGGCCCA